TTTCATCTCTGATTCTGTCTGCCAGTTCTAACATGCCTTCTGTCTTCATTGATGCTAGATCTTCCAAGAAACCCGTGACTTTGTCCATCATGTCCTTGGCCGCTAAAATTAATTCTGATTGTTCTTCCACACCCTCTTTGGTCATTATCTTGCTGACGATCTTTTTCTCGTCTTGGTCCAGCGCCTGTCCCTTGTCCAGTTTGGCCTTGGCTGATAATGTCGTTGATGCTACCTTTGTCATTGGGTCTGACGAACCACCGTACTCCGCAAGTTTTCTTTCTTGTATCGCTTGGTTGATTATGTCCAACATCATTTGATTCTTCTGGTACCCATCGTCTTTGAGTTCTTGTCCGAAGTGTGTGTTCTGTGTGATCTCGTGTATCTTTGTTCTCACGTGATTAGCGTAGTCCTGCAGTTCTTCCTCGTTGAACTGTGACAGATCCATGGTCATGTTAAATCTTGATTCGAATTCTTTCAGCAATGATTCTGTAGTAATTGGTTTTGTAAGGTCTAAGCTCTTCATACTGTGTTTATTTATTATCTATGCTCCGAACGTGTCATTAAAGATCTGCTGTATATTCGCCTTGCACTCGTCCGCTAGGCGGTTAGCGACGTCTAGCCTGTCCCAGTATACACCCTCCATCACCTCATCCTTGTTCTTCTGGGCCTCCCTTATCATGCGTTTGGCACTTTGTATGTCGAACAGTTGCGATGCGTGTTTGGCATCAACGTCCAAAATATTGTAGGGCACGTTCTTGCCATCTGCCAGGTAGTGTGCCACTAGGATCGCTGTCTGTTTGAGGTTGATGTCTTCGTGTAAGATTTTTGCTTCCATCATGTCCGCGATCACATATACATACCTAGTGCCGGTATGTTTCTTGGGAACGATGGCTATGTTGCCTATCAGGATGCCTTTGCTGAACTGCTTGGGTAGGTGTCGGAACGGTTGACGTGCCTGTTCCCGTTGTGCCAAGTCCGCCAGTTTACTCTTCAGCCCGTAGGCTTCTATCTGTTTTACCAGTTCTGATTTATTTTTTCCTGTCATTCGCAATAAACTTTATCTTCCTATTTAAAGCATATTGCATGTGGGTGTCAAGTTTCTTTCGCACGAAGATGGCCTTGTCCGCCAATCGCTTGGCCCTATCCGCGTCCTCCGGAGACAGTTGGTCGCTCCTGAATGATTCTGTTGCGTGTGCCCGTATGAATTCAACGTCTGTGTCTGTGACGTAGACCTTGGCCCGCGGTGCTATCTGTATGAACATGTATTGGTAATTTTTAGCCTGGCATCTTCATCAGGATCACCACCACTGTTGATAGTAGTCCCGCCACCACTGTGCCTGCCGTTGCTATGATGGTCTTGGTCTGTGACTTGTGGCTGGTTGACATATCGTCGTTCATCTTGGCCAGTCTCAGTTCGATCGCACTCAGCCTGTCGTGTAGGCCCTTGTACCTCTCCGAACAGAGGTCCACGTGTGCTTCTAGGTTTGTCTTTTCTAAATCTGTTGTACTCATTAATCTTATATACTCTCTCAACTCCTGTTTGATCTCTCTGATCTCCGCTCCTAAAGCCTGGAATTGTGCCTGTGTCATCGCCTGTGCTAGCCTTAATAAGTTTTGTAGTGTGTGCCTTAATCAAGTATTATTTATCGATCGGACCTGCGTATGAAAAGTACGTGTTTATAACCCCACCCGCTAGTGCACCTATTATCTTCTGTCTGTCTGTGCCTTGCATTTCCTTTGTGACGAAGGTGTGTATGGGCAGATGTGCTGTGTTGGTGCAGTCGGCCACAATGGGTATGAGGCCGAAGTCCTCCACTAGGTTTTCGGTTGGGTCTGTGATGTCTCCGTACACTCCCGACTGTTCCGTGAAAAACTGAAAGTGCCACGTGGAATGTGCACCTTCGTAGTAGGATCCAAAAGCATGGTTGCCCAGGTCGGGCAGTTCAACCTTCTGTGGTGGCTGTTCCCACGTGATGTTACCCCTCATCTGTAGCAGTTGCAACATGGTGCTGAAGTTTGAATTTTGGTTTCGTGCAATAGCCAGTGTGTGCTTGTCCTTTATGTCGTGGCCCGCGTCTGTCGTGAAAGGGAACTGTCGTTTGAGGTTTCCGTTGTCTGTGATGTCTACCAGTGTGTGGATCCTGTACTCATGCATCAGTCCTGCCCTTTGACTTGTTCCCAATACTGTAAATCAGGTTCCAGGTAGTCATCCAGTTTCTTCTGCCATTCGGGATTTTCTTTCAGCCATTTCTGCAGTTCTTCCTGTCCCACCTGTTCCAATTTCTGGATGTCTGTCCTCGAGTGTCTGATGTGCCTCTCGTGTGGTATGTCGCCAAAACACAGCAATCTGTGTTTCTTAGCAAACGCTATAATTCTGTCGTTTAACCCATCGTCCACTTTGATCATGTGTTGTGGTTTGATCTGTTCCATCACATCATGTATCCTGAAAGTGGCCCTATGGAAGTGTGGCCACTGCTCCATGATCTGTTCGTTCTTCCACCACGGATACCAAGGTAGTAAGTACATGAAGTCACGTATGCCGGACCACCATCTCTGGTAAGGTTCCCTGATCATTGTGAAGATCTCTGATTGGTCCTTGACCTCGTCGAAGGGTGGCTCCTGTATCACCAGTCGACTAGCCTCGTAATCCCTCTTGAGCCAACGCTTGATGTTCCTTCCCGCTGACACGTCGTGGTCGAGGTATCTCATTCTTTTCAGTTCTCCCCAGCCTTCTGGCAGTTTGTCAGGCAACGCATATAGACGAGGTGTCTTGTCCCTGAGCTTGGAGTCCGCACTTAGTATTATCTTTATGGCTTCGTCTAGATGGGTTGGCATGTGATTATTTAATCGTAAAAAAAGGGCGAACCAAATTAATGATCCGCCCTCTTGGTAAACTAGAAACTATTATTAGATCGCTAAATCGTTAATTGTTGCTGTTGTACCTGAATCGTTCAAGTCGATTCCATCAACTGTACCTAGAGCTTTTAAAGCCGTAAGTAAAGTTGCGGCAGATCCACCTGCAGATGATTCTGCAAACGTTCCTGGTGCACCAACGAACATGTCAGTACCTTCAACGATGTATGTTTTTGAAGCGTTAGTGTCGAATAACGGACCAGCACCTACGATGTTACCGTAAGCCATGATCGTTTGTTCGATTGCTTGTAACGTCTCACCTTTTGCTAGGTGGTTCGCTAATTCTTCGCCAGCGTCAACTGTTAAGAACTCAAGTTCTTTACCTAATTGTGATCCATTTGCCGCTACGAATGTAGTGTTGTTTTCTGAGATTGCCATTTTTAATCCTCCTTTTTTTCTGATTTAAATGACTATGATACCGCTCAGGTATCAAGTTGCAAGTATTTATGTTCGTGTTTGGTAAATTATGCTGTAATATTAAGATTTAGTCCACACTTCGTCACTTTTGGTGCGTATTTGCATCTTGTATCCTAGACTTCCTAATATATGCTGTGATATCTTGACAACGTTGGGTCTCTTTGATTTTTTCATTTCAATGTTGATCACTGGACTATTTCTTGCTATGGTTTGCTCAGCACCCTGCAACAATAAATCCTCGTAGCCGTCTACATCTATTTTAATAAAGTCCACTTCATTTAAATTAAAACTGTCTAATGTTTTTATCTTGATATCTCCCGGAGATCTTTGTAACTTTTGATGCAACGGTTGTTCAAAATTTGCAGTTGACTCTTTTTCTCCGAGGCCAACTTCGTGCAGTGTTGCATTCTTGTCTGCGGGTATATTCTTGCGCCAACATTCTATGAACACAGGATTTGGTTCGAAGCAGTGAACGTGTTTGAAATCTTGCATGAGATTTCTTGTCCACATTCCCACGTTAGCACCTGCATCAACGCATGTTCTCCATTTTTTGACATAATTGTATGCAATGTTACGTAATGGTCCTTGTCCATCACCCTCGTCTTTTAGAAATGTTGGTTCGGTGTGTTGTCCATTGTAGGCTACCCAAAAATCTCTGCCTGTTGGATAGGTCACCCGGAGCCCTTACATTCCTTGCAGTCACAGTCTGGACAGTCCCTGCACTCTGTACAAGATCTTTTACAATGCTGTTCGCATTCACATTTCTCACAAATATATTTGATCATCATTATAATTCCTTGAACTTCTTCAGTATGTCGGTGTTGGGCAGTTTGGCTTGTAGTTGCTGTTGTAACCTGTGTAGGGTCTGCAGTTTCAGTCTGGATTCCAACCTGTTGTAATTGGCCACTGACCTCCTGATGTTCTTGAGGTTGGCATCTGTTATATTCAAGGCCCTCTCCAGATGTGTCAAGTTCTTGTAGTGATCCTCCCATGTTCTCATGTACCTCCTCAGCGACATCACTGGCATTGGTTGCCTCTGCCTCATGGCCTGTGCCTGGTTCTTGTTCTTTAATTTTTTTGTTATCTCTGGATCACCTGATACTATTGCCAGCATGTTGGCGAGATCATTGTTGATCATCCTCACTTGATCGAATGTGCCCTTGGCCATGGTCTGGTCCGCGTATGACTTTACGAAACCGGCCGTGTCCTTGTGTTGGCTCATCAGTGCTAGTGCTAGGAAACTGAGGTATATCCTCTCCGTTACCTCTGGGAAGGTGTATCTCTGCAAGTCACTATGACGTCTTATGACCTTGCCCTCAGATACATACTTTAAAAATGGTGTTAACATACGGGTATTTATAGAAGACTATGCAACGTAATTTCATACTTACAGATGTAATGAAGACCGGGTACCATCTTGACCTGGAGCAGTTCATCAATATGAACACATTAAGTGACCAGCAGTTCGAAATGACCGGTGAGTATTACACCCTACACAACTATGACTTGGACAGTTATGATCGTAAATTTGCCATCATTGATGTGAGATGTGCTAATGAAAGACTGAAAGGTAACACGCAATTCAACTTAGAACTTAAGAAACGTTGTGACCTACTTCACAGTCAGGGTTTTAAGTTCATAAAAGCGACACCCTGGGAATCAGTAGAGAATGTTACATCAAGTCTACAGTATCCTGAGATAGATATAGAACATTTCAAATGGACTGGTGGCACTAGTTGGTTCTGGTATTACATGTATAACAAACACAAGGACAATAAACTCAATTTCACACACGATCACAACGGCAGTTACTGGCACAAGGTACACGAGTTCTTGTACCTCAACAAGTATCCTAGAAACCACAGGATTAAACTGTACAACAAGCTCAAGGATGCCAATGTCTTAGATAATAGCATATACACTTTCACCATGCTCGATGATCCTATTAGATTAGACAAGAAATACGAATTACCTGGTATAGACCCCAAAGATTATCCACGTTTTGGCAAAGATCAAGACATATACGAATTGCCATACATAGACACTGTCTGTTCAATAGTTTCAGAAACAAACGACAACAATGACGAAATCTTCATGACAGAGAAAATATGGAAGCCAATCATGGCACAACATCTTTTTATAGTTCATGGCAATCATCTGTATCTACAGAAATTGAGAGAGATGGGTTTTAAAACATTTAGTAACTACTTTGATGAAAGTTATGACCTCGAACAGGATCCAGATGTACGTATCGACAAGATAGTTTCGTTATGTAAAGAATTAAAAGATCCTTCGACAGATCGTAAACATGGAAATAAAAAATGGCAGGACATCTATCTGCAGACAAAAGCGTTGAGACAACACAACTATGACACTATGTTTGATAAAAATAAATTAAGTTTAGAAATTAATAAGACTATTAATCTATTTCTTGAATTTGCTGATACCAGTCAAATTCCTTCTTGAGAATCCCAATCTATCAACCAACTTGACAGCATTGCCTGACCTGTCTACTGCAACGAAACCCTCTGGCTCCGTGACAACCAATCCACCATCCGTCTGTTGGAAAGACCCGATCGCCTGTGCTTGGTTCATCTTCCTCAGCACGAATGCCTTCATGGTCTGTACCGCCCTGTAGAATGTCAGCATGGCCTGTAGTGGTTTCTTGGCCCTGTTAAGGAAAACGGGCATCTGTTTGATCTTGTCCTGTCTCAGTTGGAGTGCCTTCTGTGCCTTGAGGCCTGACATCTGCTGTGCCATCCTGTCTGTGTAGAATTTTTTAAATCCCAGTAAGAACTTGTTGGCGTCGTTTGGTAATTCACCCTCCCTGACCCGGGCGTTGATATACATCTGGAACATGGGTATGAAGTCCTGGTTCTGTCCCAACACACTGGATAGGTCACGTGGCACACCATTCAGTAGTGTTTCCAATTTCTCTATTCCGTTGTAGAACTGTTTCGTTTCGTCGTCGGTGAACTTGGCCGATCCTGACACATCCTTGTAAGTGGCATTGTCAAAGAACACGTCATTGTTTTTGGCGAATGAGCTAACATCTGCTCCGCCCTGTGCGTTCATGTCTGCTAATGAGTCACCCACGTATGTTGTGTGGAATATGATTCCAACCTTGGCCCTGTCTATCTGTTTGCCCAATTCACTCGCTTCTGGTACAGCATATGTGATTGTGTTTGGAGTGAACGTAAGGTTAGGTTTCCCATCAACGTTCTTACGAGTGATGTCCTCGTCTGTGAATAGTAGATCACCCTGCACCACGCCCTGTATGTTGAGTTTCTTTAGATGCACTAGGCATTTCAATAACTTCTGTCCCAGCTCGTCCGTGCCATGGTTGTTGGCTATGTCCTTCTTTGTGTAATTGATCTTGGCGTTCTTGGCGAAAACTGATTTCGTTCCAACAAAGAAACGGCCATTGTCTGGGTTGGTCCCGCACACCACAGCAGGTGCACCGTCCCACTTCACGGACACACTCATAGCCTCTGAACTTGATCCTTTGAGTGTTAGTAGCAGTCCCCTGAAGTATTCCACGACTGCCTTGCCACCCTCGTAGCCGTCAGTGATCACTATGTCCTCGATGTGTTCTAGGTGTGTCCTCTTAAACTCTGTTAGGACATCTTCTATCAACATGATTATTCCTCTTTGTATTCGCCGTCTCGTATTTTGAGCAGGTTCTCTTTGACGTCTCTGTTCTCTTTGATACGGGCCACGCCCTTGCTGAACTTGGATGCGTCCATGTTCTTGATCGCTGAATTGAATTTCTTCTCTAGTTTGAATGCTGTGTCCTGGTCGAAGTTCTCTCTGATGTAGGTGATCAGTCTTATGGTCGACTCCAGGATGTGTGAGGCTCTGCTCTCCACGACCTCCTCCTTGTCCCTTTTAAGGGGCATTGAGCTCAATTCTTCTAATAGACTTCTAGTGTGTTTTTTCATACAAGGTATTTACTCTTTATTGTAGCATAATTCTAGCATAAGTCTACTGATTAATTTGGGTTGAAAGGTAATTCTCAAGATTTTTGTACTGATCTGGTGCATGATGAATATTAAAGTCAACGCCATCATTGTCTTCCATGCTGTCCCACATGTATTTGTTACCACAGAATTTGAAGAGATCAATAATGCTGTCATTTGATTCTATTAGTTTAAGTTTATCGAAGCCTTTGAAGCCTTTGATGTGCTTTTTATCAAAGTCATTGCACATGTCAAAGAACAGGTGTTTGACTCCTTTGCTCTCAAGGAATGAGCTTAACATGATGATCTCTGAAAACAGTTTATCCCAATATGTTTTTATGGTAGGGATTGATCCGTAATAAAGGTCTATCATGTTTTTCAACTTGCTGAGATCAACATCTCTGTGCAGTTGCCCTGAGTATGCATCTATGAATTCTTTCCTTTGCAATGGGAACCAACTACCGTCTATCTGATCCTCGTTGCGACTTATGGCCAACTCCCATCTGTGTGCGAAAGTTATAGGTACGATGACAAACTCTGGATCACCATTCTGTGCTATCCATTCTATGGTGCTCCTACAGGTCCTCTGGAAACTGGTAGCCACTTTTGATAAATTTACGGCATTGTCACAACCAAGATCCTCGATGAAGTTCTGTGTGGGCGTCCAGCACTCACCAAAACTGCAACCATTTACTATTAATGTCTTTTTCATACACATATATATTAGTATGACTATGAGTAGGCAACAAAAAATACGCATGTACTCCCACCATGATCACGACCTAGATGTTGAAGAGGAGTTTTGGCCCATCATGGGCGTACTGCTGGTCATATTGGCTGTGTGGACAGGAACGATACATTTGATAGATTGGATGACGTTTGACACAATCCCGTGGTGGGCAGAGCCTTTCACTATCACACCCATCATATTCCTAATGATTATGAAAGAGAAGTTTGATTCATTGAATCCTTTGCACTGGTGGCCCATGTTCTGGGGGTACGAGGCGAAGTTGCCCGATGAGGACAGGATTACAATAAGGCCGTTAGACACAGAACGCATCATGCGACAGCACGGTGGCCTCATGAACGTACACATCATCGACTACAAACACATCAAGTTCCGTAGGAAGCGAGATGCTGTGATCTTTGGACTGAAGTATTTCTAAACTAGTTTGTTTGCAAATTTTTGCAAGAACAATTTCGCGAAACGTTCATGATGTTCCACACCATAATGGATGCCATCCCTAGCACGACTTGGCTTGTTGTGTAGATCCCTGGCCGTGAACTTGTCCCAGTATGGCCAACAGTTACGCAGGGTGTAATCTTCCAGCAGTGCCGGTGCGTTCTCTGGTGTGCGGAAGTCATGATAGTTGTCAGAGAAGCAGTGGAAGGTCCTGCACTGGTTCTTCTCTGCATACTTCTCCAGGAAGAACACGCTCTTGAGAAAGTTGTTGAGGTCAGTCTTGTAATTTTCAAAACGCAGTTTTTCATCAGTACCATGAAGATTTAACGCCAAGTCCTCTAGTCGTTCCCTGCGACTCATCTCGGGCCACATCACTATGATGATGTTGGGGTTTATCACCTTCTCACATGAATATAAAATTCGTACAACAGTTTCAGGGCCTGCACCGGGCTGGCCCAAGTTCCAGTATCTCAATCTATTTGTGTTATGTTGGCTGACATGGTGTGCCCAGGTCTCGTGTGCTTCAAGTCCCACACCCCAGGTGTGGCTACAACCCAGTATCACCACGTTCTTTTTGCCATCCGGCATCGGATTCCACGATGGACAACGGAACGGGTATTGTTCGAAAGTTTTTAAATCGTTGTCTGAATAGAATCCGTATTTCATTTTATTTCTTTGAAGGTTTAAACACCGTACCGTATTTCTTTTCGTACAGTCTGAGCTTGTCGGAGAGTTCTTTCACTACCTGCTGATAGTCAGCCACTTGCACTTCAAGGTTGCCTAACTGAGCTCTAAGTAATCGGACTTCGTCCTTACTTGCCTTGTCCTGCATACGCCTTGTAACTTCTCTTCTTGGCCTTGTTCATAGAGCTCATCTTAATCCTGCTCTTGTTCTTGCCTTGGGAAGTCTTCTTGGGTTTGCCTTTTGTGTATCCTGAAACATTTATTGCCATGTCATTATATTATAGTAGACAATTTGATCTGTCAAGTGTATAATAGTAAATAATATTATGATCAAGTACCAACTGAGATGCAGATGTGAACACGAGTTCGAGGGTTGGTTCCCCAGCAGTAAGGAATACACAAGACAGAAGAACAAGGGCATGATCCAGTGTCCCATGTGCGACAGCACGGCAGTGGACAAGGCCATAATGGCTCCGGCTGTAAAGACCTCCGAGAAGAAACAGACACCAGATGACTACTTCGTGATGGGGGAGACCGCGGAACAGATACTGCGTAAACTCAACAAGAAGATCAAGAAAGATTACCAGGACGTTGGTAAGAACTTCGCCAGGGAGGCCAGGAAAGCACACAAGGGCAAACGTGACCAGAAGTTCTACGGTAACCCCACCAAGGAAGAAACCAACAAACTGCTGGACGAGGGCATAGACCTGTTCGCGGTGCCGGACTACAAGGACAACTAGTGTTAATACAATCGATTGATGACGAGAACGATCTGTTCGCAGTCAAAGATATCATTAGTGATGAACTAATGACTAGACTGTCTAAAGAGATAGTTGAAGCAATACCTCATACCAAACAAGAATATCAAGATTGGTACAACAGACGACTGCTGACTCAACTACCTGGATCAGTGTTGTCGGACATCACATCTCACATACAGTCACAGAAAGATATCATAGGAGAAGCAATACAATGTGAGGTGAAAAACATAGCGTCATCTTTTTGGTATGACCAGGAAGGATTTACCGTGGCACCACACATAGACAATCCAGGAGTACAAAATGTTATGCAGATATATCTAAATGATTGTGCAGATGCTGGCACAGTGTTCTATAATATTTTAGACAAACAGGTAAAAGACAGAGACGATCATCAACATTGGTATTATGAAGGTCCTGCCCACCCAACAGAACGTATGGCATTTGACTTTACTAAAAACAACGGCTACATCATGATCAATCACCGACTACAACTGCATGGAGTTCCACATAAACTTGGTAAAGAACAGAAGAGATTGTCAGTTTATTGTTATATTAGTTGATCTTTCACTACCGGTTGACCTTTTACACGTTCCAGTATATAATTGTAAACATGGAACGTAGGATAACAGAGATTGAAACTCCAGAGTTACGTAACCATATAACACAAACCAAGGAAAAGGAAACAATATGCTAACAGGTATGTTCAATACACTTTTTCCT